TCAGTACCAGCCGGCACCCATCAGCCTGGATAGAAGCGCCTCAGTCTTGGCCGCTGCGTCCTGCTGCGATTCGACAGGCACCGACAGTCCAACCTGGCCAGGTCCGTGCAGCACATGGAAGGAAGTCAACCGCCCTCGCTTCGCCAGGCCAGTTCCGTCGAGACAAACCCGCACCGTAACCGTGCGCCCCCTGATCGTGAAGGTCCAGTCTTCCTGCTTGGGCATTCAATTGCCTCCACACCTCCCCCTGCGGGGGTGCGCCTGCAATCGAGCTTATCACCAGAACCGGGCGGCTCGATTGGCCCTGCAGTCGCCGGGAGCCAGCGTCCTTGCAATCGCGCGGGCAGCTTCAATTCCGCCGGCCATCGCAGCCTCTCGCGTTTCAAATGCCGCGCCAGCGTGGACCTGTTCCAGAAATACAGCCTCCCCGGCTGCATAGACCAGGCCCATCGACTTCCACAGGTTCGGCGAGCAGACGTCCTGCCCCGCCACTGCCACCAACTTGAACACACCCTCATGCGCGTCCATGCAGCCCCTCCCTGAGTATGGGGGCCGACATTACTCCGCCTGCCGGGCTCCGCCGTGAAGACGCGACAAGTCGAGTGCATCGCGCGTGCACCTGCACCTCAACGGCAGAGCCAGCCGACGCTCGCTTCGGAGCCCCAAGACGAGGTCAATCAGCTGCGGCCACAAGTTCAAGAGCGATTCGCTCACTCACTTGGAGGGCCTCCAGGCACGACCTGGCCTCGATACCCTCCACCTGCCTCTCACCCTTTCCGCGGACCGACACCAGCAGCACATGCCAGCGCTCCGCGTTCTCTCTCAACAGTTCTGTCGTGAACGTGTCGGCTCCGACTGCGAGCGTCACGCGCCGGATGGGATCAACAATCTTGCCTGCCACTCTCTTCATGCCCCCTGCTATCACTCATCAAACCAACCAGCCGCCACTCGCAGAGGGATGTACTGCCACCGAGCGCGCTTACCGGCGCTGAGTATCCATCCGCGCAGGAACGGTCCGCAAGGTCCTCGGGGGGAGGCTGCATGGGTGCCGCTGAAAACGTGGGCCTCCCGGGCGAAGACAGGCTGAGCGTCGAGTACGTACCGGGAAAGAGGCAGAGCGGACTGATGGCGTCGGGATCCTGAGGCCAGTAGCGCCCAGGTGCTGGCGGGCACCGACAGGGCCCGCGCCACCTGGCCAGCTGACACGCTGAATTCCGGTGAGCGACTGATTCATGGTGACCCCGGCCCGATTCGAACGGGCGACCTTCCCCTTAGGAGGGGGGCGACTCGGCTATACACGGCAAGGGGTAAGGGGCCTAGTGTGCCGAGGGTGTGCCAAGTTGGAGGATAGGGGCGCGGAGGCACGATTGATATCCATCAGGAAAATACCAGATATTTCCTCTAAAATTCAATAACTTACAAAGAATGCTTAGACCGTGACGCTTGATCACGTGTTGCCCATGCTACGAGGTAAAATCCTGCCAAATGGAGTCATTGCGGAGCAAGTCCGCAGGGGGAATGGGTGGATTATCTGGAGAAGTATTGGCCGCTGATACAGCAACATCCATGGGCATTTGTATGGGCGATTGCCCTTGGAGCGACCGTGGGTTGGTCTGGTCACAGCGCGTGGGGAGCAATCACCAAAGCTCGTATCGATGATAAGCGGCCTAAAGGTGGCGCGTCGAAGCGACTCGTTTCCGAATGGAAGAGGCGACTGTTCTTCCCTAGCAGAATCCAGATCGACTGCATCAAGGGATTGCGGCTTTTGGATAGAAAAGCGCTGACGGTCAGCGAACTCGCGAAGATTCTGGCGCACCACGAAATGGACACGTCTGACTATCCACGATCCGACGTTGAACAGGCGTTGCAAGGGCTGCAGGCGGTCGGATGGGTCAAGGTCGGCTGGAACCACAACCTAGAGCCCACCTACTCACTATCGGGAAGCGGCTTGGATTACGCGCGAAAGCGGCGGTATACGGTCCTCCCCATTGAAGAACCTTAGATACGAGCACTGAAAAAAAATCGCACGCTTTCCTCATAAACGTGGCGATGAAAATCCCCCGATTCGCAGTCGGCTTAGAAGTCTGCCTGACTCTGGACGCGAATCAACGACATGCATTGAATTGATTTCTGGAACCCGGCCGCCTGAGCCATTGCGGAACAGGGTGGCTATCCGGAGTTTTCTGGAGCCACGGCAGCCATTGCGAGGCATCTCACTCCAAGCGGGACAGGCGCCCACTGCCCGCCTCTGCGGCGAGGCAACCGCCGTATGCAGGCAGTTGTCACGAACTAAGGCCGTCTGGCGTCTCCACCTATAAGTGGGCCGATTCCGGTCCACACTTACAGAACAGGACAATGCAGATGAACCGAGCGAACTGGTTTGTGGTCTCTCCCGAAGGTGCCAAAGCGGTTGGACAGCTCCATCACTTTGTGACCACCGGCACATCGTTGCCCTCAAAATTGATCCACCTGGTGTTCTTGCGCGTTTCTCAACTGAATGGATGCGCGCACTGCATAGACATCCACACACGCGATCTACTCAAGGAAGGCATGCCCTTCGACACAATCACCCTTCTGCCTGTTTGGCACGAAGCCGCGTACCTCTTCTCGGACCAAGAGCGCGCCGCGTTGGCATGGGCTGAGGAAGTGACGCTTGTAAGCGAGACCCACGCATCTGACGAGGCGTACCAGGCAGTGGCCGCAGCCTTCAGCGAGAAGGATCTTGTCGACCTCACGCTCACCATCGCGGCAATGAACGCGATCAATCGGCTAGGCGTGAGCTTCAGGCTCAAGCCCCGTGCCAAGCCCGCTACCGAGTAACGACATCGGCGAGCGCTGCGCATTGGCCCAGCGCCGCGTCAGCGCCGCTTTGATCCGACTTTTGTCTCCCTCAACCGAGCCTTAGCGGGATCCGTCAGTCGGGGCTTTGCCTCCGCCGGCGGCCGGATCGGCTCCAGCGCCGCCATCACCCGGGCGGACGCGGCAGCAGCCGCCTCGTCCAGCCGCTGGGCCTGCTGCTGTTGCTCGCGGGTCGGGGGCAAGGCCGGCAGCGGCGCTGTCGGCGCGATGGGTGTGCTATCGGTCAGGCGGTCCACGGCCTCGCGAAGCGGCAGGCCCGGGTAGAGCCGGACTGCGCACCAGCGCTCAGCGAAGCGCTTTCCCTGGCGCACGCTGGCCACCCTCGCCTCCTTCACTTGCCACATCTTCTGGCCTTGCATCCACAGGCGCAAACCCGGTCGGCCGTCAGGCGCAACGCTGGCAGTCTCTCGGCCGTTGTACCAGAGCGACCAGCGGTCGCCCGACTGCACCCACCCCGATGGGATGGGTGCAACGCGGAAACCCTGGTAGCTGGAGGACGGGAGCATGCCCGGGAGCATACGCGCGGCCGTCGCAGATCCTGCGAACACAGCGAGCACCTGGCTGAATCGTTGCCGGCGCGGCGCCTCTCAGCAGCCACCAAGGCTAAGCGATGCGCGGCCCATGCCCCGGGCCGCGTCCAGCATGGCCGTAGTAAACCGGCGCGCCGAGAACTACTACACCGCGATGCCTTTCATGGTGTAGAAGTCCTTGAGCTGTCGATACTGAGCAGCAATCTCATCGTCCGTCAGGACGCGGCTCCAAATCCCTACGAAGAGAATGCGGGGAGCGGCATTCGGTGAAAACTGCGAGTATCCGGAACCGATGCGCAGAGGCGACCCGAGATTGGGCGTTGCATCGGCGGGTACACCACCCGATGTCATCCCTTGATACCCCTTGGTCAACCCATTGACCGTGACTCGACCGGCACCAGGCGTGATGTCCAGTCGCTGCGCCACAGATATTGCTGTCCCTACGTCGTTGTCGACCGGGCTGGAATGCCCATAGATAATGTTCTGTCCCGCCGAGGTCTTGTAGGCGCTCGCAGCATCAATCTGAAGCTTACCCTGACCAGCGTTGGCGGACGGCGTGCGAAGACGCAGATACTGATTGATGACCGTTCCGGCATAGTTGCTGACCAGGAAGTTCTCACCCTCGGCCAGCGGCCTTGCCACTGCCACGATAGTCATTTTCGTGGTGTGTGCGACAGCAGTCTGAACGTAGTTGGTGAGATACGTGGTCAGGATACCCTCCGACATCGTACCCACCGCCGGAGCGCCCACGACAGTAGCCGCTGGCTTGCTGGGGGCAAGATTTCGCCCGATCGGTGCGGTGCCGCCAAAGAAGTTGAGGTACTCGAGACCGACCGGAATCAGCGGCGAATACCCTACGTTCATTTCAGACGCGTCGATGTCTTTGATGATGTGTTCAATACCCATTATCCATTTCTCCTGTCGCGGTATCAGATGACTATTGCGTCGAGAACGTTTGCCACGCTGTAGTTGTTTAGTGGGTAGGGCTTTCCCACAAGCTCCGCAATGTCGGCTTGCGGAAAGTCGCCCGACCCTGCGGCGTACTCGTAGCTGAAAGGCGCGACCGTTGGGTCGCTGTCCCGAACGCTTCCGTGCCCTTGGTGAACAGTTGAGGGGGCATACCAAACCTTCACCGCGCCGACGGTGCTCCGCGCGAGGGAAAGCGAGACTGTGGCCGCGCCAGCGATAGATGCGCCGGTGATCAGCACATCACCGTTCGCATCCGTGACTCGGAATCCCTTGCTCACGGGGTCATAGGCTTGGGAAACCCTATACGACGCGGCAAACTGCAGCGGGGGATGCGGAACGATGAAATGCACCAGCGCTTCCTGCCCGATCACCACTGCCTTGATGGGCTTTACGGGCTGCCATCCTTCGCCTTGAGTGAGCACTTTGTGCATCACCTTCCCGAACTGCATGCCCATCCATCGGTAACCATTTGCGTCCAGATGCCCAGCCTTGTCCGTATAGGGCGCATTGGGCGTCGCCAGGAACACGCCAGGCTTCTCTGCCATATCGATCTGCGCCCGCCCGATGGCAAGCTCGGCATTATCACGACTGTATTGCGCCCCGGTTTGATAGGTGAAGAACGCAGGCTTCTGGGGCTGCGCGCAGATTCCGAAAGCTACGTCATTGGTGATGTCTTCGAAAAGGCGCTCGGTAGCAGCACGAAACACTGCCCGATCATTGACGCCCTCACTTTCCTGGGTGTAATCGAACTCACCTTGCAAATAGAGCACAGCGACGACTCCGCACGTTTTCCCCTCGGCGTCAGCAATTGCCTTGACCTTGGAAACCGCGCTGGCGAGCCTGTTGTAGTAGCCAAGGGAGTGACCCTTCGACAGCCTTGCGACGCTCTGTCCGCCCACCGCGCAGTTGAGCGCCACAACCTTTCTGGAAGGGTCGCTGTCGAGCCATCGATCCTGAAGGTACAGCTGTCTCCAGAAGTTGATCGCCCCCACCTCGACGCTTTCGCCATCGTTATTGGCGGAGCCGGTGAGCATGGCCACCTCCGCATCGGTCATCACCGGGCTTCCCGTTGCCGTCGACTGCACCACAGCTCTCAGCGGCTGAAGAGTTTCAGTTCCGACTGGAACGAAGGACGATGAAGCGCGATTGGTTGGCCGTGTGGACTGGCCGAGCATCAGCAAGTTCGGCTCTTGATTCACCTTGCTCTTCGCCGGCCAGCCCTCGTAGGCGGCCGCCAGGCTTTGTCCATAGATCAGCACGATGTTGTAGTCGAACACGGGGCGCTGAATGTCAGCCGGAATTGCATCCTTCACCGCGACTGACAACGCAAGCGCCTCGGCATTGCCACTGGCCAACAAGCGGTCGCGCGCGGTTGAATCAGCAGCTGCACGCGGCGACATTGCGCTGAAAGCCCAGAAGCCGAAGGGGTCGCGGATGATGTAGTCCGCCTGACTAGACGAGCGGTACTCACCACCGGCACCCAGCGTGAAACCCGCTCCAACCCTCTCAATCCAGAAGCCAGCAGCGTCGCGAACCAGTGTCCCGCTGAGGGCAGCATTCGACCTGACCTCGTCACCGATGGTCTGATATCCATCGCGGCCGAAGCTGAATTCAGTAGTTTCCAAGGAATCCGATCCGAACTTGGCGGCTACAAAGCCACCCGAGTCCGTCCAGTGCTGAAGAACTTCGACCGTCGGACGGTCACTAGTTACGCGTTCAATTTCGTCCACAGCATCTGTGAGTTCGACTCGGTCAGCCTTTTGGGTAAGAACGTCGGCTGCGCGCCATTCCAGACCACCTGGCACCATCACGTAGCGTCCGCTGTTCTGGACAGTTGCGCCTGACACCGGATCCACGTGCGTTCCCTCGTCTCCCACCACCGCCACCTGCCGGTTCTGCGGGATCAGCCCGGCCCCGGCCGCAGCGCTCGCCGCCGCCCACGTCGGGAACTCGATGGTGCTGCCATCAGCCAGGAACTGCTGGAAATCCGTCTCGATACCGTTCCAACTCTTGCGCGTCACGCCCAGCCGATCCGTCCACGTCTTGGCGGGGCCGTTGATCCCGTTGTCGAGATTCTCCGCGTTGTCGTACAGGTCCTTCGGCGAATTCGAACCCAGCGCATTGCGGGTGTTGAAGGTCGTCATATTGCAGCGTCTCCAGTGGTGCTACGGCGCGTTGGCGTCGTCGTATTGGTAGAAGGCGGGGTCGTACTGCAGGGCGGTCAGCTCGACCGAGCCGTCTTCGCCTGGCGTAAGGTCGGCCAACACGGCGTCATACCCAGCGCGCGTGCTGTCGCAGAAGATCAGCTCCGGCGGGTCAATCGTCGGGTCGTCCATGATCCAGGTGTTGAAGGCGTGCTCACCCGGCAGCGCCGAGGCCGCGATGGTCAGCCGGTGGTCGTCCACCTTCGTGGGCACGATCACGTTCGACAGCGTTCCGTCTTGGAACCGCACCAGGCACCGCGGCGCCGGCAGGCTCCAGTCCAGGTACTCGCCCACCTCGATCAGCAGCCGCGTGCCGTCCAGCCGCGCCGACTCGATCATGGTGCTGGTGGTGCTCGATCCGGGAATGTCGTCGAACAGCTTCACCCGATCGCCGTACTGATAGACCAGGCCCATCATCTCGGTCTTGGTCGTGTAGGTCAGCCGCTGCCCTTGGTGCTTCATCAGCCGGCGCATGCCGATGCGGTACGCGCGATCGCGCGTGCCGACACCCTGCAGCTCGTAGGTTTCCACCTTCCATGGCTCGGTCACGCCCGGCAGCCGGCATTCCACCGTCTCGGCCGCCCACGTCACCTCGTCGATGTAGGTCACGTCCACGCCGTCGTAGTCGTCCGGACCGGGCGATATGAACGACGTGCTCAAGGGTTCCAGCTGGCGCTGGGGCGAGATACCGCCGCGCCAGGCCTTCACCCCTTCCCTGCCCGCCGAGCACATCGAATCGATCAGCAGGAAGTAACCCATGCCGGCCTGGGCGGCCATCTGCAGCAGGTCCAGCGCGCTGGTGCCGGACTTCTCCGCAGTGAAGTCGAAGAACTCCCCGCGCGGCGTCCAGTAGGTGTCCTCCAGGTGCTGCAGCGTCTCCGTGTCGATCTGGTCGAACGGCAGGCCCAGCGAGCGCATCACGTGGACCATCGCCCCGCTGATGCTGCGCGCCGCCCCATCGTCGTACAGGCGCGTGGCCTCCACGTTGAACCGGCGGTCGGTCTGGGCCGCCAGCTTCGTGCCGGTGGTCACGGTCAGGCCGATGGTGGTCAGGTCGTCGTAGCGGGTGGGCCGCTGCGGCAGCCTCGCGCGCAGGCCCTGCCAGAAGCAGGCATCCCGCGCCGAGTTACCGCCTCGCTCGGTGACGCGGCGCACGCGCACCTCGATCTGCCCCGGGGTGGCCAGCGTGATGCGCTCGGTGAACCCCAGTGCGTCCTCGGAGGTGGCCGTGTAGGTATGGGTGCGCACCGACCAGGCATCGCCCGAGCCAAACACGCGGTAGGCCACGCGCACGGTCACGGTGAAGGTGCGCTTGTTGCCCTTGTCCGTGTACCAGATCAGGCCGCCGGGGAAGTTGAAGTCGTATTCGAAGGCGTCCGTGATCTCGCCGCTCGGGCACACCAGGAACGGGCCGAGCCACTCCTCGCCCTCCTGGAACCCGGTGGCCCGGTAGTCGGTGGCTGTCCGGCTGGCCCAGCCCGGCCAGCTGGTGTCGACCACGCCGCCCTCGGTCAGCCGCTGCACCGTCAACGTGAACCCGGACTTGGACGCGATGCGGTACTCGCTCTGGCCGCGCGACATGGCCAGCGAAATGGAGCCCGGCGGCAACCCGCCGAAGGCCGTGCCGGTCGGGCCGTCATAGGCCAGCGTCACGCGGGGCTGCGTTGCCGGCGTGCCGCCGGTCGTGGCCACACCGGTCGTGGTGGTCGGGCTGCTGCCGAATACGCTGGCAGGCAAGCCGCTGTAGGTGATGTTGCCGCCGGCGTAGGGACTCTCCGCCTCGGCAATGGTCACCACCCCACCCGACTGGGTCGCCACCAGGCCGCTGTCCACCAGCTGGTCGTTGATGGCAGTCAGCAGCACACCCAGCGTGATGTAGTTGGCCACCAGGGCCACGCTGTAGGTGGTGCCGCGCCAGCTGATGCCGAACGTGGCCGGCGTGCCGCTGAAATCGAAGTTGCTGGCTGCTGCCGAGCCCACCAGCTTCGCAGGGCTGCCGCCGTCACCAGGCACGGCCGGGGAGCCGGCGGTGTAGCTGGCCACGAACAGCGCGTAATCCGCCCCGTTGTAGGTCAGCAGCACCGGCATGCCTACGTACGGTGCCAGCTCGGCCACCGCGCTGCCGGCGATGATCGAGTAAAGCCCGCTGGTGGTCGCGGTGAACGTCGCCGCCACCTTCAGCGTCAGCACGGCCCCCACCGTCCAGCTCAGCGGCAGGGAGGTGGCCGGCCGCTCTTTGCCGTCGGCGCCGGTGATGGTTGCGTTGTTCAGGGTCAGCACGTTCCCCGACACCGTCACCGAGTCTGCGTTGATGCCGGTGGCCACGTCTGCCGTGTCGCTCAGGTCCAGGCCGGCGGTGCCCGAGGCCGTGGCGCCAACCTCAGTGGAGTTCACCCAGTTTTCGGAACGCGCATCGCCGCCCACATCCGCGCCAGGCGGGTAGATGGTGATATCCACGTCGCTGCCGAACGAGCTGAGCGGCGTATTGCCCAGCCGCGCGGAACCCAGCGGGATGATGTGCCGCCCCTTTCCCACGCACACGAACATCTGGGTTCGATAGGTCTTGCCCCCTACGAAGCGCGACACTGGCTGCACCAGGTAGTCGGCCCACACCCGGCAGCGCCCCAGTACCTCGCGCACCGGGCTGCCGAGGCGCGCCGTGTTGGCGCGGGCAGTGTCCAGGCTGATCGTCTCCGCCTGGGTGTTCCGGCTCCCCGGCAGATTGTTCATGGTGTAGATGGCGTAGGCGGCGAAAACAGCCACCACAACCCAGTACACAACTGCGGCGACGCCCTCGTAGTGCGGCACCGGGTAGATGCGCACATCGGCCGCGGCGTCGATCCACGTCTCGGCCCAGGCCTCTACCGGCAGGGCCACGCCGTCCACGTCCACTTCAATCGGCTGCTCTCCCTCGCCCGTGTAGCCGCTCACGTTGGACCGCAGCCAGCCGTCCACAGTGGTTCTGCCGTGCTGGTGGGTCTCCAGCGCCTCACCCGGCATGCGTGAAGGGAAAACCCGGATCACGCGTAGTACTCCACCCGGTTGAACCGGCGTTCGAAGCGCGCCACCGGCAGCACGGTCACGTTCCGGCCGTCGTTGCACTCCAGCGTGCACATGCGGCCCTCCACCTCCACCAGCACGGCCACGTGCGTCACCATGCTGCCCTCGTAGCAGAACGCCACAGCACCCTGCACAAGGTCGCTGCCGGCGTGCTGCAGGACGGCCTGCTGCGCCAGCTCGGGCAAGTCCTCACGGGTGGCGCCTGAATGCTCTTCCCAGGCCGGCAGGCCCAGGTCGCGACGGACCTCGTTGACCACGCCATAGCAGTCCAGCTCGGGGAACACGCGGCCGCCGCTGACCCAGACCACGTCCAGGTACTTTTCCAGATCAATCTTCATGAGATGTAGCGCAGCCCGGGGTGCTTGGAGAGGTTGAAGCGATCGCGCGGCCAGGCCGTGTCGAGGATGTTCATGAAGCCGGCCGTGATCTGGACTTCGGTGGCAGACCACTGCCCGCCCTTGATGACCATCGAGAGCGGGCGCTTGATCGGCGCCAGTAGATCGCTGCTCAGATACACACGCAGGGTCACGGTCATTTCCTGGCGCGCGGCCAGCGCGGCGCGGATCTTGGTGCTGACCACGCCGTCGATGTTGGTCAGCGCAAAGTTGAGATCCTGTATGCCGTCGGCATTGCGCGCCGGCTTGGCCACGTCCATGCCGCAGGCCTTGAAGGTGACCTGTTCGCCCGTCTCCAGTACAGCCTGCAGGTCCTCCCAGCCCTTGGTGAGGTAGTGAGTCTCGCTCCCGACGGTGATGGCCAGCGTCTCGTGTTCGATCTCGCTTCCGCCGGAGGCATAGAGCCGTTCAAGAATGCTCATGGCTCAGGCCACTCCCTGTTCGCCGCCAGGTCGATCACGTTGGCCTGCAGGAAGCCTTCTGGGTATTCCGACCAGCCATCGGCCAGGAGTGGCCGCAGATACAGCTCCAGCGACGCAGTGAACATCCACAGGTTTGAGTTGGTCAGCGTCGGGCCGTCGTAGATGTCGGTGAACCGCGCCTTGTAGTAATCCATGCCCAGTGGGCTGCGGAGCTGGCATGCGAACCACGCGACGCCGTCAATCAGCTGCTCCTGGAACCATTTCTCGAACAGCGCAGCCTGCTGGTCGTTGAGCAGCCAGCGCACCTCCGTCTGGCTGGGCGTGGCGGTATAAGCCCGCCGCGGTAGCGAACGACCGCTCACGAACGTGGACCGCTTCAGCGGCGACACATGGCGAAGTCCGTAGCCATCGCGCAGAGGCTCGGGCAACCACTTCGGCTGCATGATCAGCGCCATTACCCGACCTTCCTTCTGATATTCCAGTTCGACCGCATGGCGCGCGATTGTGGGCCGGTGCCGGAGGTGGTGTCCGCAACCCGGTCCTGGCGCGCCAGCGTCACGGCGCGAGTGACCGTCTCCTGCAACATCAGCCGCTCGCGCTCGCTGATGGATCCGTTGACGTTGAAGTTGAACTCGTTGGTGTCGCCCCTGCCGCCGCCGTCGGTGTCGCGTGAGACGCGGTCCAGGGTTGCATCCAGCTTTGCGCTGGTGGCCGCCGTGGTGACCCGCTCGCCCTTCTGGAGCAACCAGGTTCCTGTCTCGGGAACGCTGTCGATGCCATCGTGGGCCATGCCGACCGCGGCAATGTTGGAGACGATGCCGGCGGTCGCCGCCGCCACCGAAGCAATGGCGGCAAGGTTGGTCGGCCAAGGATTTGCCGCCGCCATCGCCATGCCCTGCTGAATGGCAATGACCGACTGCGCGATCGCCGCAGCCTTCTGGACCACGAAGGCCGCCTTGTAAAGCGCGGACTGCTCGCCGAAGCTGGTGCGCATCACATCGGTGATGCTGCCCAAGGCGGACTGAGCCTCCGTGGCAGCAACTTGCCACCTAGCCCGATCCAAACGGTCCAAGTTGGCCTGATGCTCCTCGCGAAGCTTTAGCTCCTTGGCGTTCCAGTCTGTCTCGAGGTCGAGGCGTGCCTGCCTCTGCTGCTCAAGCTCCTCAAGCTGGGACTGAAGCTTCCTCTTCTCGGCCTCCTCCGCTTCATCGATCTTGGAGAATTCGCCTCGGGAACCACCGAAAAGGGCGTCCGGCCCCTTGTAGTCGGACGATCCATTTCCGCCGACCTGGTCGATCACTTTTCCAGCGGTTGCAACGTAGTCAGCATCATTGGCTGCGCCCACGGCCGCGGCGGCCTGCAGCACCTTCAAACGATCCCGGGCCAGGTCGACGCCCAGCGAATCCTTCTTGTTGAGTTCGTCCTTCAGCTTGACGAAAGCTTCGGTGGCCTTGGCCGCCTCTTCGTTGGCCGACTTCACCCCAGCCAATCGATCAATCTCGGTGGCCAGCGCGCGCAGGCGCTCCTGGTGCGCAGCGTTCAGCCCCTGCAGGCTCCCGTACGTCATTTCAAAGTTCAGCCGCTGCAACTCCGTCGCCCGGCCCGAACGATCCGAACTGGTGTCGAACAGCGCGATCTGGCGTTGCAGCTGCAGCGAGGAAGACTCATAGGCACGCTGCAGCTGCTGCTGCCCGGCCAAGCGCTTCTTGGCGTTCTCGGCATCAGCTGCGGCTGCAGCTGCGGCTTCGCGCGCAGCAGCATCGCCGGTGACTCCTGTCGGCTCGACATTCGCTGCACTGGCCGCCTTGGCTGCCAGCTCCAGCATGCGCCGGCCCTCTTCCAGCTTCCGCTGCTCGTTGGCGATCTCGCCACGCAGTCGCTGCATCACCTTGTCCGGGCCGGAAACCAGATCGGACGGAATCAGCTCGCTGGCGTTGAGCATCGAGAAGCCCAGAGTGCCCTTGGAGTTCTGCACAGCCGCCAGCGTCTTCTGCAGGCGCTCGATGCGGTCTTCCACGCGCACCACGTCGGCCATGTCAGGACCGTTGACGCGGGCGGCCAGGCTCTCTGCCACGAACTTGGTCACGTTGGCCGCGGTGGATGCGAACTTGGCCATCGTGCCGATGGCTTCAACCGCGCCCGAGATCAGATTGTTGAAACCCTCTCTTGTGGCCGGGTCGTTCAGCGACTCGATCAGCGTATTGACCGCGTCGGTAGCCCCCTTCAGGCTCCCGTCCTTCGCGGTGGTGATGTCGTTGAGGGTGTTGCCCAGGGCCTGCAGCGCACCGCCGAAGGTGTCACGCGCCGCCTGCGCCGCGCCGGCGTACGACTCTTCAAGGATCTCCAGGATCATCACCTGGGCCTCGCCTTCCTTGCCGGCCTTGACCAGCTCGTCGATCGTGCCCCGCACTTCCTTGGTGAAGGCTGCACCGAAGCCCTGCTGGGCGAGCGCGGCGGCCGCCTTGCTGGGCGATTCCAGCGCGCGGCCGATAGTCTCCGCCGACTGGCTGACACTGATACCCAGACGTGCCGACTGGTCGATGACCGCCTGCATGGCCCGGGGAATGTTGGACGCCAGGATGCCCGAGTACGAAAGCAGGCGGGTCTGGGCCTCGACGATCTCGCCGCCGCTGAACGTTGACTTGCTCGACAGGGTGTCGGCCATGTCCAGCAGCTGCTGCCGGGTGTAGCCGGCCGCGCCACCGGTGGAGCGGATGATGGCATCCAGCTGGGCCACCTCGCGCTCTGCCGCGATGGTGTTGCGCCCGATCATTACCACCGCGGCGGCGATGGCGGTGCCCAGAGCAATGCCGGCCAGCTTAGCCTCAGACTCGACCTTCTTGCGCCACTTCTCCGCCCGGCGCTCGGACTTGTCCAGGCCGGACGCGAAGCCGCCGACCTCGGCGATAACGTCGATGGTCAGCGTACCAAGGGACCGGGACATAGCTCTCTCTGCTGCAAGGGCCGGCCGGTGGCCAGCCGGGTTGATGCGCGCCCTACGCGCCGACTACCACTGCTTCATCGCCTCCTCGAGGCTGATGGGCTCGGCATCCACGTAGGGCATGAAGTCGGTGGCCTTGAACTGAGCGCTGCCTGGCTTGCGGTTCGAATTGGCGAACAGCGCGGCGAACATCCCTGCCGCTGCGTCCAGCCGGCCGCCCAAGTTCAAGCTTCCGCGCCGGGCGCGGTACAGGCTCCAGAGCTGGAACTCCCGGATGCCGAGGCACTCCTTTGCCTCGGCGATGCTGCGGCCGCCGATCCCGTTCAGGACCAGCTCGCACCACAGCTCATCCTCCGGGGTCAGCTCGTAGCTTTTCCCAGGTTGTTCACCTCGCCGATGGCCATCAGCAGCGCCACGGACAGGTTGCCGTCCAGCGCACCGCGCTCCGGATCGGCCTCGCCGGTGATATCCGCGACGGTGAAGACGGCCTTGCCACTCTCGTCGCAGATGCTGGCCGCGATGCGGCCGGCCACGCCGTCGTGCTTGTTCGTGGCCGACAGCACGTCGGACACCGCCGTCTGGAAGCCCAGCGGCCGCACGTAGACCGTTGCGGTCAGCTCCTCGTCGCCCTGCTTCCAGCGGATTTCCTTCTCCACCGGCCGACCGGTGAACGCGCCGGCCTTCTGCAGGCCGGCCACGCTCAGGCTCACCGCACGCGCGGTGGCCGTCTTCTTGGCGGGCCGGCTCACGGCGTATCCGCCTTACGCACCCAGACGCCCGGGCCGCTGCGCTGCATGGTCGCCGCGGTGGTGACGACGGTGTTGCCCTGGAAGTCGAACGGGAAGTCGCTCACGTAGGCCTGGAAGGTGTACCAGGTGCGGGTGTCCGGCAGCACCAGCTCGGAGACCGTGGAGCGCTCCGCCGTCGCGGCGGCGCCGGTGCCAGCGCCGCCGCTGAAGGCGACGGTGGGCGGGCTGGTGTAGCCGGTGCCCGGGTTGGTGATGTTGACGCCGATCACCGAGCCGGAATCGACGATGGCCGTGGCCGTGGCGCCGCTGCCACCGCCGCCGGTGATGCTCACGGTGGGGGCCGAGGTGTAGCCGGTGCCGCCGTTGGTCACCTCGATGTTCGACAGGCTGCCCACCTGCTGCACGGTGGGTTCGATATCCACGCCATCGGACCAGCCGATGACCCACGGGATCGGCTCGCCGCCTTCCTCCTGCTCAGCCAGCTGCCACATCAGGTAGTGGCTGTCGTTCTTCGGGTCGGCGTTGATGGTCACCGACGCCTGGCCCGGCGTGCGCAGGCCCTTCTTGTAGGTGCGCGTGTTGGTCTCGGACAGGCAGGTGTCGTCGATCTGGTCTGCCGGCGCGGTGCCGGGGTTGAAGGCCGTGATGCACTCGATCTCTCGGACAACGCCGTTGATCAGGCCGTACAGCTGGGTTCCTTGGGTCAGGATGCTCATCGTTTCTCCTGCGGGCATAAAAAAACCCCGCAGTGCGGGGCGTGGGTGGGGTTGTAGCGGGCGTTACCGGGGGACCAGCCAGTCCACATCGAACGACAGGCGCAGCAGCTTCGTTTCCTCGTCGAGCATCTGGCCGCCCCAGCGGGTGATGTACCCGCGGGGCTCGAATGCATCGCGCAGGGCTTTGGCAGCCTGGATCAGCGTTGCCTCGTCCTTCGCATAGACGTCGATCTGCGTGGTCAGCGCGTCCACATCCGGCTGCTGGGCCAGGTAGTTCTCGGGGATGCCGGACACCGTCTGCCAGACCGCGTAGGGCTGCGCTGACTGCTTCTCGATCAGGCCGAAGGAATAGACCCGCGTCGGATCTGCTCCGAAGGCCTGCAGGACCGCCTGCGAGGTCAGGCACAGCTGGAAGATCGGGGCGATCATGCCGCCCCCTGCTTTGCCAGCACGCGGTCCAGCGCCTGGTTGAAGCTGCGCGCGAACACGTCGACGGCTTTCTGGCCGGCCTGGTCCGGCACGGGCCGGAAGATCGGCTGGGCGGCCATCTTCGATGTGCCGAACTCCAGCAGGCGCCAGTACCAGGTGATGCCGCCCGGGTTGCTCGTTCCGAGCTGCGCCGCCCGGCCTGCTTGGGCGCCGCCCAGCACGCCAACGCGGAACGCCAGCACGCCGTCCTTCTTGAAGGCGCGGCCATTCCAGCGCACCGCGACGTTCTTCCAGATGGCGGTCTCGGTTTCGTGGTCATCCACACGGCGGGCGTTGGTCTGCGCCTGGTCGCGCAGCACGTTGGCCGCCCGGCGCAGCGCGGCCCGGCCGCCCTTGTAGTTCACCTCGCGCTTCACCTGCGCCATCTTGTTGCGGATGCCGTCCAGGCCGCTCACGTCGAAACGGATGCCATCAGCCATCGTTGACACCCTCGCTGCAGGGGAGCGTTAGGTATTCAAGGCCGCTGACCGGATCGGGCAACACGCCATGGATATTCAGGATCTTCCCGCGGTGGATCACCCGGCACTTGTCGGTCACGTCGTCGCGCTGGCGGATGGTCACCCGCATGGTGACCTCGCTGTCCACCGCCTTGGCAGCAACCAGCTCGCGGGCCGACAGCGCGGCCACCTCGGCCCAAACATCTGCCAGCGGCTCCCAGCTGACTGTCTGCGCGCCGGTCACAGGTGACTGGCCGCGCACCTGGCGCTGCAGCTGCACCCGGTGGCGCAGACGGCCGGCGGCGATCATCGCGGCTTCCCGCTCAGGTAGTTGCCGGAGCCCGCCGCCTCCGCCTCGCCGCCTTCACTGTCGCAGAGGTAGTCCACCAGGCGGTTAACCGCCTTGGCGTTCTCCAGGTCGGCCTTCGTCTTTTCCTGTAGCGCCGTCACCAGCTGGTGCGTCGCCTCGGTCTGGGCGCGCAGGGCGGCCAGCAATTCGCTTTGCTCGTTCATTCGCTTCTCGCATCCATTTCATGAGCCAGGCGCGCCGGCGCGCGCAGCCGGAGCAGGCCACGTCAGACGCCGATCCCGACCCGGTGCGGCCACAGCAGGCTGTGCGCACCCATCGGGATCTTCACCGTGGCTCCTGCACTGGACTGCACGTCCTCGCGGGTCATGTAGAGGTGTCCCAGCATCAGCAGAACCGCAGCGCGTACGGCATCGGTAGCCACCATCGGGTCGCACCCTGCAGTGCCGGCCAGCACAGCGGCGGCCATGCTGGCGGCGTCAGGGAACACCTTCCGGTTCATGAACTCCTGTGCAGCCTCCTCGGCTGCGCCACCGTAGAGCTCCAGCATGGCGTCGTCGGCGCTATCAGCCCGGCAGTGCTGCCGGGCCTGCTCGATGGTGATCAGCTGCATGGCTCAGGCCTGGGCCGGCGTCGCCGCCTTGATAGCGGTTTCGATGGCTTCGATAACGGTGGCGCGGGCTTTTTCGCCCTTGGCGGCCTCTGCCTTCAGCGCCGCGTCCAGCAGTGCGAGGTCAGTCACCGCCGTGATCGCGGTGATCGCGTCAGCGGCCTTTTGGCGGACGAGCTCAGCGCCATCGTTGGCCGCGCCAGTCGGAGCGACCGGACCACCGCCGGCGGCCGCCGCCTCGCCAGCCAGCTTCACGAGGCCACGCTTGACCAGCAAATCCGCGTGTTGGTTGGATACATCGAACTCCGCGCCGCGGCTACGGCCTCCGTGGTGTTCGAACGAGGTGAGTGCAATGACCTTGGCCATCATCTGGTTCCTTCGTCGTGGGCAGCGCCCGGCAGTGCCGGGCGCCACGTGGTATCAGCCGCCGGCGCCAGCGCCGTCGGTAACCGGCAGACCGTCGAAGCCACCCTTCACGAATGCCTCGGGGCGGAAGACGGTCAGGCCCACGTCCTCTTCGCAGAGGATGGTGACCATGTTCTTGACGAAGTTGTCGCGGTCCTGGTTGGAGACCGTGATGTTCGCCTGCTCGCGGTCCCAGCCCTGAGCGCCCATCTTGAAGGCACCGGTCAGGAAGTCGCCCAGGTCCATGGCCTTGGTGGCCACTACCGGACGCGCCCACAGGCCCGGGACCGCCAGGCCACGCGGCGTGGCGAACAGGTAGGCGTTCTCGGTGGTCTTCGACAGCTCGATGGTGGTCCAGTCGATCGGGTTCAGCACGATGCCATCGGCTTCGTACTCGGCCAGGGTCACCTGCAGCATGGCGATGCGCAGACGATCGATGGCCGTCTCGTTCTGCACGGTCACGCCCGGGTTCGCATAAGTCGTGGCCTGGGTGTAGAGGCCGTTGATGTTCAGGCCTACGCCCGAACCCTTCAGCAGCTGCGCTTCTTCCTTCAGCTTCAGGCCATACATCAGTCGGCCGTTGATGTAGGCCTGCAGCTGGCCGGCATCACGCAGCACCTGCTTGGACGCGCGGATCCAGTGCGCGATGGTGGTGATCTTGGCCGAGTCCAGCTCGAACGCCAGATCCGATTCCGGCTTCGGATTGGTCGGGTTCTCGGCCACCACGTCGGCGTTGTTGGTGAAGCCGGTCTCGCGCACGTATTCGATGCTGTCCGACGTGGTCGTGCCCCAGGTCAGCAGGTCGCGCAGGAACAGGCGCTGGTTCGGGGTCGCCACGATGCCCGGAACGCGCTGCGGCTGGATCAGAGTGCCGGCCGAGGCGTCGTCGCGGGTGATCGCCGCCTTGACGGTGAAACTGCCCTGCATGCCCGGGTTGAAATTCTTGCAGGCATCGGACGCGGCAACCACTTCGCCGATGGTCAGCGCCTTGGCCGGCACGCCGCCTCCCTGCTCCAGCTTGGCGATGACCTGCTGGGCAGCCTGCAGGTTCGCCTGCAGCTCGCCCTGGGTGACCAGCAGCTGGTCGACCTTGGCTTTGGTTTCTTCGGACAGCTGCACGTGTGCGTTGATATCGGCCTTGGCCTGTTCGGCGTGCTTCTTCAGCTGCTCGTTCACCTTCTCCAGGCTGGAGTTGATGGTCTTGATGTCTTCGTCGATCTGAGGCATGTCTATGGATCCTTCAGTAAGGGAAATGGCTGGTGAGGACTACGGCCAGAGCCGCTTTGGGAACGATCTGGGCCGCTTTCGGCACCCCAGGTTCGGTGGGATCACCCTCACCGCTGCCAGCGGGATCACCCGCGCTGGACTTAAACTGGCTGATCAGCCGCATCGCCTCCGACTTGGGCATGCCAGAGGCCCGCAGAGCGGCCTCCATACGGCGAACCGCTGAGGCGCTCTTGCTGTCATCGGTCTTGCCGATCTCGTCGGAATCAAGCAGCGAATCGGCGAAGCCCTGGGAAACGGCAGCGCTGCCGCCGATGTAGGACTCGCGATCCATGAGCTTTTGCATGGCCTTGAGGTCTTCGCCCGTCCTGGCCGCGTACACGTCGGCCATTGCCTGGTCGAATGGCTCCAGCTGGTCGGCGATCTCGCGCAGCTCGTGGCGGTTGCCTGCGGCCAGGAGCCAGCAGTTGTGGATCATCAGGAAGCCCGCCCGTGCAATCTGCACGTGGTCGCCGGCCATCGCGATGATGGAGGCGGCAGAGGCCGCAATACCCATCACTTTTACCGTGACCTCGCCCGGGTGCTCGCGAAGCATCGAGTACATGGCCAGGCCTTCGAACATGTCGCCGCCCGGAGAGTTGATTGCGACGGTGACCGGCCCCTTGCCCAGCGAACGCAGTGCCGCAGACATGCGCTTGGCAGTGAAGCCGCCACCGGTCCACCAGTCCTCGCCGATCACGTCGTAGATACCGATGGTCCGGTCTTCCTGATCCTCAGCCGCCGCGCGGATACTGGAATCCCAGCGATCAAACGCCGACGGTGCGATGTAGCTGCGCACATCCATCTGCGGCCGTCCGCTCGGAACGCCCGGGGTTGCACGGATGGTCATCGATTACTCCTTGCTGGCGGCGTCGGGAACGCCAAGAAATGCGCGCATCGACGCGCGAGCGGCATTGCCGTCTTCGGACTGGCCAAGCTTGTCCAGCGGTGCAAGTGCGGTCTGCACGGTTAGTACCGCGGCGTTGCCTCCCATGGGCTCACGGTCCTCCAGCTTACGCACTTCGTCGCGGGTCAGGATGCCGTTGTTGACCATGGCTGCGTAGAAGGCCGCTCGACCCGCGCTGTCCGCGCGAAGGAGCCCCTCTACCGCGAACTTCGGGTAGTACTTGGTGCGCTCAGACGGCGACAGAAGATCCTTACTGATCGCCTGTTCAATTCGACGAAGCCAAGGACCGAGGGTGAACGTCAGGAAGCCGATCATCTGCTGCTCGATCCCTGTGCCCCAGCTGGTCGACTTCTCGGCATGGCCAACCATGAATGGAGGAACACGGAACCACCGGCAGATTTCCTCCACCGAGAACGCGCGCGACTCAAGCAGCTGGGCATCGGCGGGGTTGATGCCGATCGTCTTGATTTCGGAACCTGCTTCCAGGATGACCGGACGCCCGGCATTCACGGCTCCGCTCAGTGTTTCCAGCGTTTCCCGCGCCTCTTTACGCTGATCGGGCTTAAGCGTGCTCGGGTAGGAAATCGCCGTGGTCGGCATCAGCCCCTTGGAGAATGTTGAGCTTGCCGCCATGTCGGCGCCGATGGCGGCGCCGAACACCTCGGCACCATAGCCGATGACAGAGACGCCCTCCTTCCCGTCGAGGGAGAAGCCAGGGATGTTCCAAACGCGGTCGTTTGGTATCTCCCTCTGCAGCCCGTTTTCGTCCGTGTACCGCCAGACCTTCGCCCCGTCGCGGCGGAACCAGGTCAACCTGTCGGGATGAAGGAACTGCAGGCCAACCACCCGGCCTCCGATCATCAGCTTCTCGCAACGCGCATTGCCACGCAGAAGCATCGCCGCAACGCTGGCTTCCCAATGCACGGCGGCAGTGGTATCGGAGTTCGGCTGATCGTGCAGGATGAACTGCAGCGGATGGTGGCTCGCCACACGCTTGCCCGTGCTCGTCTTTTCGTACATCGAAAGGGGCAGCGTGGAGATGGTCTCCGAGATCAGGCGAACGCAGGACCACACCGCCGAGAGCTTCAGAACCGTTTCGTCGTTGATTGGCACACCAGCCGAGGAGTGGTTCCCGAAGTACATGCTCCAGAACGACTCATCAGTGACGTGTACAGGAACCCCAAGCCACTTGAGCGCCGCAGCGCGAAGCCGGCCCGGCTTCTTCGCCACGGCCTTCATCCGATCACCGGACTGGCAATGAAATCACCTGCATCGTCACCTTGTGAGGCCGACGGCATGCTCAGCCCGATGGCCATCAACAGGGTCGACATGTCGTCGATCTTGTCCGGCGAGCGCTTTTTGTCAGGCTTCATGTTCAGATTTCCGTCCTTCACAGCGATGAGGTTCGACGCACACCAGTTCAGAACCGGGTCGTTTCCGTGCCGGATCTTCTTGCTGATGTAGGCGCGCTCGAGTTCCTGCATCGCCGGGTGATAGTTCTTTGTGGTCTGGCCGAACTCGATCAGCGGATGACCCTCCGCCAGCAGTCGCTGGGTGATCTCCTGGGCGTTCCACTTGTCGAAGCCGATCACCAGAGGATTGAACCTGGCGATGTCCTCCCTCATGCGCGCCTCTACCACCTGATAGTCGGTGACTTCGCCCTCAGTCACCTCGATCAGGCCCGCCGCAACCCAGCCCGCGTAGGGAACAACCCCGCGCTCTGTTCGAGTGCGAACTGCATCCTCTGGGACGAACCGGCGGCCCCATGTGTAGTAGATCTCGTCGACCTTCCACACCATCCGCCAAGAGGTCAGGTCCAGATTGCTGGCGAGGTCCAGACCCGCCCAGCAGGGATGGCCGGCGAGCCAGTCCAGATCGACCGCGCCTCCGCCCTTCTGCCACTTCGTCAGGTCGACCCAGCCCGTTGCAGAGGACGCCGGGCGGTTGAGCCGCTTGATCTTGAATTCGGCCAGCTTCGATGGCATCTGCCGCGCTTCGACAGCCTCCTTCCGGATGGCCTTCAGCAGGTGCGGGTTGGCGTCCATCAGCGGGTTGGCCTTGGGCCACGCCGACTCGTCGAACTCGTCGTCGTCCTCATCGACCGCGTAGAACACCACCAGGAAGTGGTCGGCCGAATCGCCGAGGATGCCCTGCAGCACCTGCTTGGCGAACTGCCGAATTTCTCCCCAAGGACCAGGGTTGGTGTAACCCTCGGTCGTGGTGTAAAGCCACAGAGGATTGCTGCGCGCGCCGGCCGCTGAGGTCAGCACGTTCAGCAGGTCCGCCGACTTGTGGGCATGGATCTCATCCAAGCCTACATGGGACGGATTCAGGCCGTCCTGCGTGCTGGCCTTGGCGTTGATCGGTTTGAAGCTGGCCCCGGTCTCCATCCGGCTGATCGAGTTGGCCCAGCAGGCCAAGCCGAAAGCCTCCTGCAGGTCCGGTGTCTTCTCCGTCATCCGCTTGGCGACGTTGAAGATGATGCGTGCCTGGCTGCCGGTGGTGGCCGCCGAGATGATCTGGGCGCCCTCCTCCTCCTCGCAGCACTGGCAGTACAGCAGGATCGCCGCCGCCAACGTCGACTTGGCGTTCTTACGCGCCACCGCGAACAGTGCCGAAGTGAAACGCCTACTGCCGTCCAGGTTGCGGAACCCGAACAGCTGCACTACGAAGAACACATGTGACCGATGCAGCTCGATCTCAGGCCGCGCCCACTTTCCTTCAACGTGCGGAAGCTTCTCGATGAAGTCGCACGGGTCGCAGGCATGCCACTCGTCGAAGACAAACGGCGGACGCTTCCGCCTCGCTCGCTTCAGGTCCGCAAGGAACCGTTTCGCGGCCAGGCGCACCCACTTCCCGAACTTCCGGCCCTTCTTGTCGGCTACGGCCTCTTCTGCATAGGCCGTGGCGATGCCGACGTAATCACGCACGGGGCTTCCGCTTCGCACCATTGCTGGCGAACGCGTTCCCCGTCTTCTCGACCTCTCCGGATGGCTTCACCTTGCCCTGGGCAACCGGCGTCAGGCCAAAGTCGTTCATCAGCCCGCGCAGCTGGGAGACCATCGACGCCACGGGCGCGAGCCCGGCGGCGTACAGCTGGACGGTGTTGCCGTGCAGAGCGCAGAGCTGGCCGAACGCCGAAAGCCCGGCCTCGGTGAGCAGCTTATTTGCGTGGAGAATCGGCGCGAGCCGGTCCCACTCCTTGATGGCATGAGCATTCGGCAGCCAGTCCGGTGCCGGCGGAACGTCCGACACCAGCGGAAGGTCAGCAGCTGGCGCCGGCGGCGCGCGGTCAGGGCGATCCGTGCCGGCCACCACTTTCAGCGATGTCGGTTTGCGCGGGTTCGCCATGGGTAGTCCAGGAGCGGCAACCTGGCCGCGAAAAAATGGTTTTTCTCAACTGACGGTGCAATAAAACGCCTGGGCGCACGGTCAGGGAGGCGGACCGCCCCAACTTTTGACCCTCCCCCCGCCCTATCTGCCGTTGTTGCGATTCATTCGCGTCTGCGCGCGCATTTCGGGGTCGGCGTGGCACCCCGGTGCCAGTTGCCGAACCCGCCGTCCTCGGTCGCGGTCTTTCGGTCGTGGCAGGGTTTGCAGAGGGGCTGCCAGTTGTCGGTGTCCCAGAACAGCGCCTGGCTGCCCTTGTGCGGGGCGATGTGGTCGACCACCGTCGCGACCGTGACATGCCCCGACCTCTGGCACTCAGCGCACAGCGGGTGCCTCAGCAGGTAGGTCGCGCGCGCTCGCTGCCATCGGCTGCCGTAGCCGCGCTCAGCCGTGGTCTGCCTCACCGCTGCAGCAGGCACGTGCACAACCGCCTGCCTCGGCATGGCGTTGTGCTTCGGTGCCCGGCGCGGCATCAGCCGCCGTCCGAGGGAATGGGCTTCCCCTGCACCTGCTCGATGGCATCGAACTGCGCTTCGTACTGGTCCAGGCACCGCTTCCGGCCGTTGCTCACTTCGAACACGGCCGATGGCTTGTCTGTACGCACCCAGCTGCAGCGCTTGGTCAGATCGGCATCGATGGGGACATAGGTGGCCACCGGGACCTGGATGACAGCAGGTGCTGGCGCATTGGGTTTGGGCACCGACGATTGGCAGGATGCCAAACAGAAGGCCGCGGCAAGCACGATCAGTCGCACGTCAGTACCCCTTCAAGGCTGGGCAGGCAGAGTCGAGCAGTTCAAGGGCGGCCTTGCATGTATCAGGCCGCTGCTCGTAGCGGCCGCGCCAGGTCGCTGCGTCCTTCTCGGATGATTCGATGCGGCCAGCCAACGCCTGCAGAGCGGCTGCGCTTTCAGCCTTCAACGCCTCCAGCTTCACTGCTTCGGCGCGGAGAGCAGCAGCGACCTCGGCCAGTCGCTGGTCGCGGCTGTCCACATCGGCCTGCAGACGCTCGGCATCTGCCTTCCAGTCAGCCTTGACCTTGACGACCTGCGCGCTCAAATCGCGGATTCGCTGCTCCTTCTCATAGGCCGAGAGGCCAGAGACCAGGCAGCCGAAGGCCAGCACTGCGCACACGAGCTTGATCTTGCTGCCTGGCTTTCGCAGCCACTGGAAAGCATCAGCCGCTGCGCCGATGATCAGCTCCCATACCGCGCGGAGAAACCTCAGCAGAACGCTCATGGCTTGTCGCCTCCGATTGCGCCAGTGGCCTTCTCGACCAGACGCACATAGCCGGGCAGCAGCCGGCGGATCAGGACACCGGACAGGCCAGCCAGCGGCAGCTGCGGGGCGCCAGCGAGGGTCGGCCAGATCGACGCGGCAACGGCGATTACCCAAGCTGCAACGATGGCGTACGCCAGGACCGCCACACCCAGGGCCGCCCACCGGGCCGCCGTCTGCAGGAGGCGATGGCCGCGGCGACGGCTTGCATCCGCTGCCACGCGTTCCGCATCCTTTTCCGGCAGCAGCAGGACGCCGATCAGCGCGCCGGCCATGGCCACCAGAAGCACCGACTGGGGGACGCCCAGGATGATGCGCTCTGCTGCACGCAACGCGTCGGCGGTAGCCGGGGCCACGACTGCCGCGGTGAACGTGCCGACGATGGTCTTGAGGGTGCTCACGGGCTCAGTCACGCGGCCAGCACCTTCAGCGCGCGCGCATAGCGCGCCCTGCGATCAGCGGAACCGGTCTGGCCGCCGTTCACTCGTTCCGTGATCTCGTCGAATCGGCTGGCGTCAGCCAGCTTGTTCAGGGATCGGGCATCCCAGAAGGCACCGGCCGCCAGCGCGCCCCACTTGGGCTGCTCCAGAGCCTCGGGCTGAGCCTCGAAGTCGGGGACACCCTTGATGCCCTTGGCACGCAGCGCGTCCCGGATCGCGGCGTAGTTGGCCCGGCCAGTGTTCTGGATCGGACCACGCCCACGGAATCGGTAGCCGTCACCGCTCGCCTCGGAGCCGTTGCCCAGGCGGTTGGCGTATGCGTTGTTGCCGATCGCTACCGGCTTCCGTTCCAGCGCGCGCGCCAGGTTGTTCGGCTTCCTCGGCTTTGCCTTGGGATCGACGGCATAGCGGCTCGGCCAGGTATCGGCCATGCCCTGCGCGCCGTAGTTCAGATTCTCGACGGTCCTGGTCAGGCTGAGGGACTCATGCCCCACCTGCGCCAGAAAGGCGGCCGCGCGCTTCGGGGTGCTGATGCCGAACGCCGTGCAGGCTTCGGACAGCGGTTGCGCCCATTGGGCGGCGACGGCGGCACTGCAGCCAACCGCCTGCTGGATTGTCGAGGCGGTCAGGATCATGGTCGGTCCGGAAATGAAAAACCCCGGCTGGATGGCCGGGGTCGGGTCGTGCGCGATGGTAGTAAAAGTACGTCATTTGCCGCGGGAGTGTCACTCCCGCACCCTGCCACTGCATTTCATTGCATCCGACTGCACTCAAGCGGCATGGTTCAAGGCGCTGCTCATGGCCCAGCATGCCTCCTGCTCTGCCTCTGTCATCCGGTGCAGCAGCCACTCGTAGACCGCTCGCCATTTCGAACGGTAGGTCGACTCATCCCGCCCGATGGCCGCCGCGCGCCGACGGTCGCTGATCTGGCCAAGCCCTGACCCACCGCATACCTTGCACGTCATCAGCAGATCGCCGGACAGCGTCTGGCCCCTCCCCTCACACCCTGCGCAGTGCGGCCTTTGGGCAATCTCGTTGATCACGGCCATGGCCAGTGTCGGCAGCGATTCCAATGTGCTGATCGGCCAGCATTGCGCCTTCACTCGGCCCAGGCGCTGCTGGGCCGCGTCGCGGTTGGCCCGCTGCTCTGCCGTTGCCGCACCGGCCCAGCCGATGCAAACCTCGGCCAGACCCAGATCCGTGCGCGCCTCAGCCAGCCGGCGCTGCTGCCGCTGCAGCTCAGGGGTAACCAGCGCAATGACCGCATCCCGCAGCTTGTGCCGGCGCAGCGCTGCGGCATCCGGCCACCAGCACGCCTCCAGCAGCTCCCGGCCCAGCCCGGCCGGCACCATCCCCAGCGCCGCGGCAATGTCCTGGTTCGTCAGGTCCGGCTTCCCACCTCCGCGGCCGATATCGAACTTCACTGTGGTCGGCCCCAGCCGCCCCATCGCCTCACGTGGATTCATGTTCCTTCCCCTGTCGTTGATTGGCCGGCCGCTGCCGGCCCGCCCGTAATCCGCACCACCACCTGGCCGCCCGGCCGCCGCTCGTCCTGCACGAACAGGTGTGCCTGGAACCGCCCGTCATCGATCCCCAGCAGCTGGGCGATTCCGTCCCGGTACGCCTTGCAGCGGCCGGTCATGTTGTCGTCGTCAGGCAGCTTCTTGCCCGGCGCCTGGTAACAGTCGATCCACAGGTGCAGCCGCCCCGGCGGCAGCACCATGCCGCGCCAGCCCGCCTCGTTCGCCAGCACCGCCGCCGTCTGCCGGGCCAGCTTCGTGGCCGTCGCCTTTACCCGGAAGTGCACGCGAGCGTTCGGCGACAGATCCTTGCTCGGCCAGGGAAGCACCAGTTCCAGCGCGCGGTCAGGCACCAGGCACCTCCGGGCGAGCGGCAACCAGGGCTGCATAGACGGCGTCGATCTGGTCCTCACCTGCAAAGCCAGGAAACGCTGCGTATGCGTCATCCAGCATTTCGGCCGTTGTCTCAATGGGCATCAACACCCAACCCTCGGGCGGTGTGAGGGCCCTGATGATTGCCCGTAGGGCTTCGCCGGCGTAGATCCTCTCGCCCTCGTAGTAGTCCTCGCGAGCGAGATCGATCTCGCCGCAAAGCAGATCCAGCGCCCGCTTCTCGATGGCGTCCATCAGGCCACCTCCGGGCCGGCCGGGAGCGGCGCCCAGTGGGTGTAGCTTTCGTGGTCCTGCGCGCTGTCTGCCCTCCATGCCCCGGTGATCGCGTAGCCACCATCCTCCGTGTTCCAAAGGAGCACGCGCGTCCCGTCCTGTGGCGCAGTCTCAATCGGCTTCCAATCAGCCGCAGCATCTGCGGGGATATAGGCAATCGCCTTCTCACCATCCTTGAACACCTGGCTGGGCGGCTCCGACGTTGCCAAGGCGAACGCTCGCCCCTTGGCATTCAGCACAACCCACACGCGTGCCGGGCCGATCATGCTGCCTGCTCCCAGCTGGCCGTCAGGCGCTGCACCTGTCCGCCCCGAGCCTCGAACTCCTCCACCGTCTCGGCCAGCCGCTGGCCGCCCTTCTCCTTGCCCCACGGCTTGGCCGGGGCCAGGTCGGCCAGCAGATCCAGCCGGGCACGGTTGATCGTCATCTTGTCCGGCACTCGCGGGCTGGATCCCTGCCCCGCGCGGACCCGCTCCCGGTATTCCTTCGTAAGCTGGCTGTTCCTCGCCTTGCGCTGTTCCGGAGTCATCGGCAGCCGCTGCATGCGGGCGCCGGTGCGCTCGTAGAGCCCGGTCCTGCCCTCGCCCAGCTTCCGCAGATATCCGGCGTCCATCAGGTCGCGCAGCGTCCGGCGGACCTTGCCGCGCTCGACGTACCCGACCACGCCCAGCTGGTCGGCCACCTGGATTCCCGTGATCTGCAAACCGGGGTTGGCTTCAAACAGCGCGCGAGAGCGCCCTGCGTAGCTTTTGCTTCGATCCTTCATGCGGCTTTCCTCAGTTCGTTGATGTAGGTCTGCTGGTCAATCAGCTCGTCGTCCGAGCCGTACTTTTCATGGAACGTCCTGGAGCCATCCTTCAAGCTCCAGCCGTAAACGCTGGCCATCCACGCGAACGACCTTCCTTCCTGCGGAATTCGTTCGTGATGCCACTGGCACATGGCGAACCCGAACGCGTGGCCGCGTCGGATGTTTCCCGACTTGCAGTGGTGGTAGTCGCATCCGTAGACGACGAGGTGCTTTGGCAGGAGCTTGCGCATGTGCAGGAGGATGCAAACCATGCACGGCCCCAGCTTTGCCTTCCGGATACGGCGGGCCTCTTCCTTCGTCGGCGGCGGTGCCTTGGACCACATCAGCGCGCGGCCTCGTCGGCCAGGCGCCAGCCGTGCTGCCAGGCTTCGGCCTTCTCGCTCAGCGGGCCGGCGCGGCGGTTGGCGCCGTCCTCGGTGTCGCACTCGATCCAGACCAGGTGCGGGTTGTCGCTCAGGCGCTGCCCGTTCAGCCGCGCCGAGTACCCGGCGTTGATCTCCTTGGCGTACCGGCTGCGCGTGTTGTACTTGGTGAAGTCCATCAGCAGCGCGCCAGCTCGTGGTCGCGAGGAACGGTGAACCCCGCAGCGCGCGCGTGGCCGCCACCGCCATAGAGTTTGGCCACCTCGCTCACGTCCACGCCGTCGTCGGTCGAGCGCAGGCTGAACACTCGGCCCTCGGCCTTGTCGTAGTAACAGGCGGCGAACGGCTGGCCCTGGGCCATCAGGTGCCCCGCGTCGCTCGCCAAGGTGTACGGCAGGCTTGCCACCGGCACGTCGTAATGGCCGATCACCATTTGGCGCTTCGCCACCTCCACCAACTCGGCCACGTCCTTGTGGTGCTTGCGCTCGATGGACAGGCCCTGCTGGTACAGCTCGTACACCGGCGCCAGCATCAGCTGATCCCACACCTCGAAGCGGTACGGGTGACTGAACACCGCCGCCTGGACCTCGCGGGTGCCCTGCAGCGCGAAGCGCCACAGATCGCGGTCCTCCACGTGGTCGATCAGTGCCGGCCTGGCCTTGCCCGGGTGGAAGAAGTCCCACGCGATACCAGCGCCGCTGCGCGCCATGTCGAACAACGCATAGATCACGGCATACGGCGCGCCCTCGCACTGGTCCTGCCGCACACACTGCTGGTAGTAGGCCCACGTCTTCGGGGCGGTCCAAGCTTCGTCATCCATCCGGAAACAGGTCAGCGACTCAGGGCGGCCGCTGTCACAACGCGGCAGATCCGCCTCGGCGCTCTTGTGATGATCGAGGATCAAGATCGAACGGGCCGCCTTGCGCAGCTCCATCAGCACTTCCGGCTTGTAGCTGAAATCCACCAGGATCACGTCGCGGCCGGTCACGTCCGGCGGAGGGGTGCCATGCACACCGGGGTGGAACTCGGCCTCGATGGCCTGGCGGACGGCCCATGCCGCGCTGAAGCCGTCGGCGCAGTTCGAGTGGTAGATGACGAGAGGTTTCATCGATGCTTTTCCTTGAAGGGGCGGGCAGAGCGCGTCAGCGCAGTTCCGGCACGGGGCCGGCGTATCGAGTGATCGGGATCTGGCGCATGCCGTCACGCCAGACCGTGGTGCCGCGGGCGGCGTACAGAACCAGCGGCTTGATCCCGTAGCCATAGGCCAGATACCAGCCGGCCACTGCCACCGGCTCGGACACCGGGCGCACTTCCAGTTCGACGTGGTCCTTCCTCATGCCGCGGCGTCCTGGCTGGAACCGAACAACTCGGCGATCTCGGCCAGCCGCTTCCGGGTACGCTCGTTCGCCTCCGGGCCGGCCTCCACCCGGCCGGCCAGCAGCGCCAGCGGGTTGAACGCAGGCGTGGCCGCCGGCAGCGCCAGATACTCGGCAACCTGCTCATGCGCCAAGCGGCCAGCGTTGACCGCCTGCTGCAGCGCGGCGTCCCGGGCACCAGCGTCGTGACCGAGCGACGGCTGGTAGACAGCGCAGGCGCCTGCAGCGCGCGCCTCCTTCACCAACCGGGTGTAGACCTCCAAGAATGCAGCCCGGCCTGCGATCTTGTCGCCCGCCTCCACCAGCGGCAGCGCCGCGGTCCATGCATCCCGGGTCTGCTCGCTCCACACCAGCGTCACCGCTTCATCAGCGGCGCGGATGGCCACGGCCCACGCCTCATTCGGGGCCGGGTGGCCGTCGTCGATGCGTTCCATGATCGCGGCCAGGCTGAGCCGGCCCTTCACCTCGCGGCGGCACGCGGTCAGCGCGCGCGCCAGAGTCGGCAGCGGGTAGCTCAGCAGGTCCAGCACCATGTAGGTAGCCGCGTTGGGGCTGATCTTCTCGCCCATGACCTCGGCGGTAGTGGCCAGCATGTCCACCAGCTGATCCTGCTCGGCGTCAGTGAGCATTGTTCGCCCCCCTCAGCTGGCGCAGCTTTGCCTTGGCCTCGTCTGCGGCGTTGGCGTTGCTCTGGGTCTGGTCCTGCTGCTGGGCGCTTGCCGCTGTCATCTGCCGGCCGGTGGCCCACTGCGTGCGGTAGGCCTCGCACTTCGCCAGCAGCGAACCCAGGTCGTGCATGTTCTGCACCACGTAGCGCTCGTTGACGGTCAGGAACCAGCCCGCGACCGCCGGTGCCTCGGCATGCCCAAGGCGCTGCACCAGCTGCTTCACGTTGGCGTTGACCTTCGCGTTCCGGACAGGTGCCACGCCGTGGCGCTCCCGGTAGGCGGTTGCGTAGGCCGCCCACGTGGCCCGGCATGCGGTCTGCAGTTCGGTCTCTGGATCCACCACCGGCGGCGCGGCCGACAGGCCCGCCGGAAATGACGGTTCTTCTGACGGTTCATTGATGGTTATATGACGGTTAGGCGGCACGGGGCGCACCTCTAGACCTGCGCCCGGTGCATCCCCTCCTGCAGCGGGCGCATCCCCACCTGCACCGGGCGCACCCCCTGCATGGGGCGCAGCACCTGCGCCCGGTGCAGCACCCGATTTAGCAGCCTTGCGAGAGCCCTTGGACGGGGCCGCGTCCTTGTCGAAGTTGGCCGGAGTGACGTTGTAGACCGTGCTGCTGTTGAACCGGTGTGCGCGGGTCAGCAGGCCAACGACTTCCAGATGATCCATGGCGGTGCGCACAGCGCGCGGCGACATGCAGCAGCGCGTGGCGATGGTGCCCACTGCCGGCCAGCACACGCCGTCGTCGTTCGCCTGGTCAGCCAGCGAGATCAGCACGGCCTTCTGCGTGACGCTCAAACCCTGCAGCGGCCAGCACTGCGACATGATGATGGTCGACATGTCAGAGCCCCAGGTCCAGATTCTCGCCCGGGGCAACAGGCCACCAGGTGCACGCCGTGCGGCCGCTGACCGCACACGGCTTGTTTGGGCCGCGGTACACCCGGCCCTCCTTCATCAGCTCCGGCAGGCGGCGGGCGAGCATGTAGCGGTCCAGGCCGGTGGCCTGCGACAGCTCGTTGCTGGTCATGCCGGCGTTCTGCGTGACCGCGCGGGCGGCCTTGTCCTGCTGCACGGCCTGCAGGCCGCTGCTGACCACGTGCGCAGCGGCAGCGTGGCTGGTGTCGATATCGGTGGTGCGTGCGAGCGAGCTCATGCCCCACCCCGCTCTGCGGCAGCTTCCGCGTGCTGGCTGACCTGCACCAACCGCGCCATCACCTCGGCGCATGCGCGGGCGATCGCATCTGACTCGTTCGGCGATATCCGGTTGTCCGCCATGGCCTCGGACACCAGCTCGGCAAGGTCGCCCTTGGCAGCTGCCGCCAGCAGCAGCGCACTGATCAAAGATCCGGATTCAGGCGCTTCGGTGCGCTGGGCGATGAAACCGTGCTCCGCGCACAGCGCGTGCAGGATTCGGTAATCGCCAGTGCGCGCCATCAGCATGTCCGCTTCCTGCAGGCTCAGCAGGTTGCGGTCGCTGTTCGGGTTGACCTTGCCGCGAAGAACTGCGGCCGACATGCCCAGCCTGGGCGCCAAAGCCTCACTGCCACCGGGGTGCTGGTGGACCGTGTCGTAAGCGGCATCGGTGACATTCATGGGGTATGGACTCGAATGGATACGTGGGCATTACTGCGGCGCAACATGTGCGCCATGGACTACTACTCAGGGACGACTGGCGCCGCCCTCCTTGCGCTACGCTGGATGTGCCAACAACCAAGCCCGCAAGGAGGGCGACATGGACGAAGAACTGGAGATGGCCTTCGAAGAGATCGCGACGGCGCTCAGGGAATTGCAGGCCGGGCAGATCGCGCAGACACGTGTGCTGAGAGCGCTCATCGCCTCTCACCCCGATCCGGACGGGCTGCGTGCGACGTGGCACCGTTACTCAGCGCCCTCTGCAGCCGAAGCAGCCACAGCGAAGGTGCTGAACCCGGAGAGGTCACCGGTCCATGCGGCAGTGACGGACGCGCTTTAGGCGTGGAACGAGCGTCTGGAAGCCGATCTTCGAAAAACCTGACCTCGTCCGCGCTCAGGAAAGCCTTGCGGCCAACGAAGCCCCGACCGGTGGCCAGCGCCGCACAGAGCGAGGGCCATTCGGCGAAGGCGCGCTGGCGACGATGGATCGCCAGCCGCTGTTTCAGCGCGCGCATATCAGGCAGCCTCCACGGGGATGATTCGGTCTTCGTCCGGGTCCGCAGGCGCGCTCGGCGCCTGGCTCTCTTCCTGGACGCCCAACAGCCGGCGGATGCTCGGGTGCGCAGGCAGCGCACCCTCCTCCGCCCAACCCTCAACCTGCTCCACAGGCAGCTGCAGCACCTTGGCCAGCTGCTTGTCGTTCGACACCCCCAGCCGAGTGCGCAGCGCGCGCTTGCTCATGCGGCAGTCCATTTCGCCACGGATCTGATCAACCACCGTTGGCTGCGGCTTGTCGTCGCCCGGCCAGATATCCGGACGCAGGTCGGTCAGCGACACCGATCCGGCGCTTTCCAGCGACAGGCGCCGAACCAGGGCGCCATCGAACCGCTGGCCTTTGCTCAGGGCCTTGCGCAGGTAACCGATGGTTGTTCCAGCGCGCGTGGCGAACTCAGCCTGTTCGGCGGGGATCAGGGTGGACAGGTATGAGCGAAGGGTCTCCATGCGAAAAAAATTACCATACGGTAATTCCTTGTCAATACCGTTTGGTAAATTACCTTTCGGTAACTGAAAATTCGGGCATGAAGACAGATACCGCGGCAGTGGCTCTGCGCAGGAAGCGCCTGAAGCAGTGGATTGACGAGCGTCACAAGGGCGTGCAGGCGGCGTTTGTCCAAGCGACCGGGATCAACCAAGGCGAACTCTCCGGGCTGCTGAAGAACAAGTCTTTCGGAGAGAGGCGGGCTGCAAGCCTAGAGGCTGCCGCTGGCATGCCGGCGGGATACCTCAGCGAGGAAGCGAGCGTGACAGCGGTCACGCCAGTCTCTACCCCTGAGACCGCCTCCGGCTACGTTCGCTTCGACTTGTTCGAAGGGGGTGCTGGAATGGGTGCAGGGATGGTCAACCAGGACTTCCCAGAGGTAATCAAGACGATTGAGGTTGCGGAGTGGGAGGTTCGCAGGAAGCTGGGGTATCTACCCCGCCCTGGGCGAATCCAGATTATCACCGGGCGCGGACCCTCGATGCGGCCGAAACTGGAAGACGGGGACATTGTCTGGATCGACACAAGCTGCGACTACTTCGACGGAGACGATTACTACCTCATCAACGTGGGCGGAGAAACGCAGATCAAGATGCTCCAGAAGCGTGGTGACGGCCTCTATGTAGTCAGCGTCAACACCGACTTCCCTGCCTATAAGCCAGACACTGGTGACCTTGTCGTTCTAGGCAAGGCCCTAATACACGCTGGACTCCGCAAGTTCTAGCAAACGAAAAGCCCCGCATCAGCGGGGCTTTTCGTTAGAACCACTTCTTGCCGACTGGCACTGAAGCGCCATCACCTGAGTTCGCCGGCACTTGGACCGAAGGAACCTGCCCGTTGCCTTGGCCGGTGCACTGGTATTCCTTGGTGACCAGGAAGCGATCGCAACCGCCGAAACCACCGCCCATGTTGCACTGGGAGGTAGTACCTCCGAAGGCTTCTGCTCCTGTGTATCCCCAGGTAGCGCACCGCTTGGTCGCAAGAGAAAGGGCCTGCGATTCGTCGAGAACGGGCTTCTCGAAAGCGCCGTGCTCGAATGACAAACGGACTACACCGTCGGCGCGACTTCCACCGGTTGCAGACCACTCCTTATGCGTAGCGCAGCCAGTGAGCGTAAGCGCGAGCAGTGCGCCCGCAAAAATCTTGTTCATCCTTGTCCCCTGTTTGTCTTGAGTCGCCTCGCGCTCTACTGCCTCGCGAGGCTGGGCAATTGTCGCAGGCCCTTCACTTCCTCGTCATCATAGGAGATCTGCGAAAAAATGAACGAATCCACATTCGTTCACGATGCGGGAAAGAATTTTACCTTTTGGTATTGACTGCTGATTACCGTTTGGTAATTCTATCTCCAAGCCGCCCATCAAGCCCCATACCGGGGCCGGCAGCAGGAGATCCCAGCATGGCCCCGATCACCCTGGAACACGCAGCACTCGCCATTGCCGGCCTCGGCATGGCGCTCAACGTCTACGTGGCGATCCGGATCAGCCAGCTGCGCACCCGGATCCGGGTCATCCCTCTCAAGCCCGGCGAGGCCCTGCAGGCCTCAGCTCTTCTTCCGCTTGATCTTCGCGAAGACCTGCGTTTCACAGGCGGTGGTGGCGCTGCACCAGGTGAATCGCCCGCTGTCGATATTCGCGAGGATGTCGGGATGGGCAGCAACGCTGATGACCGTCCTGGGTTCAAGTCGGTGCGGAAGATCGGCGCGCTGCAGGAAATCTGTAATCACTGCGGCGCGTGTCTTGGAACGCCTGCCGGAGTGAAAGGCAACTTCGTTGATGGTCACCGGCAGGTAGCCGGTATTGATCACCTCGACCGCGCCCGTCCATACGTCAGTGCCGGGCACGTAGATCATCACGGATCTCACTTTCAGCCGAACGGTGTCCTTTCGGATCAGCCACACGGCGTTGAACACGCCGAGCGTAGCGCCCAGCACCGCAATCCCTAGCGTCAGCCAATTCGTCCATTCCATGGCCGAAGCATAGCTGCGGCCGCCCTAAACGCGAATACCTCCGGGAGATCCCCATGCAGCGCCGCAAACGGCCCCTGTGGCACCTGATCATCGCTATCTACACCATCGGTGCCCTCGCCGTCGGCGCGGGCATCGGCTTCGGCAAGAGCCTGTTCGGGCAGGAGTGCTGATCCATGGCCACTCTCGTCCTCGGCTGCAGCCAGGCAGCCATCGCAGTCACCGGTGACGGCACCAGCGGCCGTGTCGTCACCCACATGAGCGGTGCCAAGCTGCACCTCACCCCCTGGGAAGCCGACCAGCTGGCCCTGGAGCTGCAGCGCAAGGCGCAGCAGCTGCGCATCAGCGCCGCCAGCGCGAAGCAGTACACCGAAGCCCTGAGCGGAAAAGCCGATGCGGCTGGCACGATCAGCGCCCACACCCGGAACATCACCGTTACGGCCGATGGCGGCTCCTCCATGAGCCTCACCCAGGTGGAGGCCCGGCAGCTGGCGGAAAGCCTTGTCGACGCCGCTGCGGCCATCGAGGAAGGGGCAACCGACTGCGTGCAGATTGACCAGCGGCGCCGCCAGCCGCGCCCGCAGGGAGCCGCCGCATGATCGTCGCCGCCACCTACCCGCTCGCCCAGCGCGCCGCCGGCGCGGCCAAGTTGGCCGCCATGGCCGCCAACTCCATGGGATTCTCGCCCAGCCTGGTCAGCGCCGCCGCCGACGTTGCAGCGCGCGCCGTCCTCGACCAGCGCGCCAGCGCCGGCCGCGCCATCGCCGACGTGCGCAAGAGCCTGCGCCGCATTCTGCGCGCCCAGGGTGGTGCAGCATGAGCCGCAGCGGATACAGCGACGACTGCGATACCTGGCCGCTGATCTGCTGGCGCGGAGCGGTCTCCTCCGCGTTGCGCGGGAAGCGCGGTCAAGCATTCCTGGTCGAGCTGCGCGATGCACTCGACGCGATGCCCGACAAGCGTCTTATCGCGGAGCAGCTGCAGGACAGCACCGGCTGCCACTGCACGCTGGGTGTGATCGGCGCAGCGCGCGGCTTGGACATGACCGGGCTCGATCCCAACGACCGCGAAGCCGTGAGCAAATCATTTGGCATCGCCGAAGCAATGGCAGCGGAGATTGTTCACGAGAACGACGGCGAGTGGCGCTGGGACAACGAAACGCCGGAGCAGCGCTGGACGCGCATGCGCGCTTGGGTTGAGAGCCACATCGCTGATGCAGGTGCGCCGTGACCGACCAGGACTTCTTCGCGCAGATGCAGATCGGCATCCCGCACATCCCCTCGCCCAACGGCCTCGCCGCTGTCGACGCCACCGGCGTCATCAAGGGCAACGCTGATATCGCCATCAACCACCCGGACGCCGTAGGCGCCGATCAGGAAGCCCGCTGATGCACCACCTGGCCCTGCCCTTCTACTGCGCCGTGATCGTCGGCCTCCTCCTGGCGCTGCTCGCGCACGCCATCTACACCGGTGCCGCCTCCTTCGTCCTGATCGCCCTGGCCGGCATCGCCTACTTCGGCTGGCACGGCTGGAACGACGCCCGCCGCGGCTGGCCCGCCTTCCGCGCCGAAATGCAGCGCCGCACCGACGAGCGCCGCCGCCGGGCCATGCCCGCCGACGACACGCACTGAGCAACCGCCCGGCCGGCGCAACCGGCCTCCCACGCCGGCGGGACTTCCACACAGCCGGCAACCCATCACAGGGAACCGCATGCGCAACCAGCTCGACATCTTCAAGGACGACCCGGTCCGCATGGCCAAGGCCAACCGCGAGGCCGCCGACCACGCGCTGACCGACAAGCAGTTCACCGAAAGCGAGCGCCAGGAGCGCGCCGCCTACTACACCCGCGAGGCAGAGCGCTGGGAATTCAGCGCCGCCCTTGGCGGCCAGCAGATCCACGGCGAAGAGGTTCGGCAAAAGTGAAATACAAGAGCGCAGTCATCGCTCAGATCGCAAAGTTCACCCTTTGCGGCGGCAAATCTACTTCGAGCAGTTGCAATTTCGTAGGCCTAGCCTTGTGCAAATCAAATTTGGATAGAGCCGTCTGCTCGCACTTTCGATACTCGCCGCAGCAGTTGGGGCGCGAGACTCGCCGCATCCCTGCCTGCGGTCGCGACGTCAGCAACGGGCTGCATCCCGAGCCGATACACAACTTTGCCAGCCGAGAGCACTTGGATTTGCGGTTTCACGTACTTGGTTCCATCTGTTTCGAAAGTGCCCTCTTCAGTGGCAACCAACAGCACATGCCCGCCCTCGTCTGGTTCGCGGCAGAGCACTTGCGCAATCTGAAGGCGAGCTTCGCGGATGCCAGCATCTCGCGCCTCTTCCAAGGAACCAGGCCAAGCGAATGTACGGCCATAGCGGATTACACCACCGCCCGGGTTCCTGACGTCAACAACGTGGACGGACCAACCTCTCCCCGCCTTACTCAACTCAACCTTTGCAAAGGTGTCGTCTTGATGAACGAGGAAAACTTCCAAATCCTTGGTTTCGTAGTCTGTCATGTCGGCGGCCTTGTGGCTTTCGCTCGAGCTTATCACTGTGGAGCGTCCCTCAATGGCTGACGGCTCCCGCTCCTTCAACTTCCCCGCGCCGCAGCGCTCCCGCCTGCGCCCGGGCGAAATCGTGGTCGACCTGTTCGCCGGCGGCGGCGGCGCCAGCGAGGGTCTCAAGCAGGCCCTCGGCATCGATCCCGCCCTGGCCTACAACCACGACGAGCTGGCCATCGGCATGCACGCCGCGAACCACCCGCTCACCCAGCACCACCGCGAGGATATCTGGCACGCCGACCCGCGCGTGGACGTGGCCGGCCGCCCCATCGGCTGGTTCCATGCCTCCCCGGACTGCACCCACTTCAGCCAGGCCAAGGGCGGCCAGCCGCGCAGCCGGAAGACCCGCGCCCTGTCGTGGGTGGTCGTGAAGTGGCTCGGCATGCTCCTGCGCGCCGATCTGCTCAACGGCGCCAACACCGCGCCGCGCATCTTCTCGATGGAAAACGTGTGGCAGATCCTGACTTGGGGGCCGCTGGTGGCTAAGCGCTGCAAGGCCACCGGCCGCGTCATCAAGATGGACGGCTCCGTTGCAGCGCGCGGCGAGCGCGTGCCTATCGAGAACCAGCAGCTGGTGCCGGACAAGCGCCACAGCGGCCGCACTTGGCGCCGGTTCGTAGCCGAGCTGCGTGGGCTGGGGTACGTGGTCGAATGGCGCAAGCTGGTGGCCAGCGACTACGGCGCCGGCACCAGCCGCGAACGCCTCTTCGCGCTCGGTCGTCGGGATGGTGAGGCCATCGTGTGGCCGGAGGCCAGCCACGGCCCGGCACCGGGCCAGACGCCCCGCGTAACCGCCGCCGACTGCCTGGACTTCTCTATCCCCTGCCCGTCCATCTTCACCCGCACCCGGCCGCTGGCCGACGCCACCATGCGCCGCATTGCCAAGGGCGTCATGCGCCACGTCATCGAATCGGCGGATCCGTTCATCGTGCCGGTGACGCACCAGGGCGGCGACCGCGTCCACGACGTGCGTGATCCCATGCGCACGATCACCGCCGCCAACCGCGGCGAGCTGATGCTGGCCGCACCTGAGCTGGCTCCCTTCATCGCTGAGCATGCCAACGCCAGCAACCAGCGCACGATGGCAGCTGACGAGCCGCTGCGCACGGTCTGCGCCGGGGTAAAGGGGGGCCACTTCTCCGTGGTGACGCCGATCCTTGCTGGCGTCGGCGGCCGGGCCGGTCAGTCCGAGCCGCGCCCAGGCGGTGAACCTCTCTACACGATGACCACGAAGGCAGACACCGCACTGGTGGCGCCAACGTTGGTGCAGACCGGCTATGGCGAGCGTGAGGGCCAGGCTCCGCGTGCGCTCGACTTGCAGCAGCCGCTGGGCACGGTGGTTGCCGGCGGCGTGAAGCATGCGCTGGCAGCTCCGCACCTGGTCAAGTTCTGGGGCGACAGCATCGGCACGGCCGCCACCGAGCCCGTGCCCACTATCACCTCCGGTGCGGGCGCGGCTCGCCCTGCAGGCGCAGCGCACGCCCTCGGCGTGTCGTCCGCCAAAGTTGCCGAACCACCGCTGACCCCGGAGCAAGAGGCCGGCGCGCTGCGCGTCGCCGCCTTCCTGGTCAAGTACTACGGCAGCGGCATCGCGGTCGATCTGCACGACCCGGTGGACACCATCACCACCAAGGACCGCCTGGCGCTGGTCACCGTCCATATCCAGGGCGTTCCGCACGTCATCGTGGATATCGGCCTGCGCATGCTCAAGCCGCATGAGCTGTACCGCGCGCAGGGCTTCCCGGCCGACTACATCATCGATCGCACTGCCAACGGCACGCCGCTCAGCACCAGCGCCGCCGTGCGCATGGTCGGCAACAGCGTCAGCCCGCCGCCGCTGCGCGCCTTGGCCGAGGCCAATCTGGACCGCGTGCCCACCAACATGGCGGCAGCCGCGTGACCGGCTTCCACCAGGCCAAGCACACAGCGCGCGTGCTCCTCTCGGAATGCCGCGCACGCCGGAATGGCCTCGGCTTCTGGTTCGTCTTCAACGCAGCACAGCGCGCGCGCATGCGCGCCTCTGTACCTGCACAACTGCCGGCACCTCCGGCTCAACCGGACCTGTTCGCATGATCCACGTCGGAGACTGCTTGAAAGTGATGCGCGGCATGGCTGACAACTCGGTCGACGCCATCGTGACCGACCCGCCCTATGGCCTGTCCTTCATGGGCAAGCGCTGGGATTGCGACGTGCCCAGCACCGATATCTGGGCACAGTGCCTCCGCGTGCTGAAGCCTGGCGGCCATCTACTGGCCTTCGCCGGCACGCGCACCCAGCACCGCATGGCCATTCGCATCGAGGATGCCGGTTTCGAGATCCGCGACATGATCGCCTGGGTCTACGGCAGCGGCTTCCCGAAGTCGCACAACGGCCCCTGGGGCGGCACCGCCCTCAAGCCCGCTCTCGAGCCGATCACCGTCGCGCGCAAGCCGCTCGAAGGAACGCTGGAGGCGAACTGGCGCGAGCATGGAACCGGCGCACTCAACACGGAAGACTGCGGTGTAGGAGCCAAGTTCAGCGAGGGCGGCCGCTGGCCGGCCAACCTTCTCCACGACGGAAGCGATGAAGTCCTGGCCGCTTTTCCCCAAGCACCGGGCCAACAGGGCGTCGCCAAAACTGACGGCAGTCCGCAAGGCAATGCCATCTATGGTGCGCTGAGGCACGGCACCAAGCAGCCTAACCCACGTGGGGATACTGGCAGTGCGGCCCGCTTCTTCTACTGCGCCAAGGCAACCAGAGCGGATCGTGACGCCGGACTGGATGGATTCAGGAAATCAGCGGCCGGCATGGTTTCTAACACCAGCGGGCAGCACATGACTCGCCGCGATGAGGGTTATCACGTTGCTCCGCGGGCGAACAACCACCCTACAGTCAAGCCGACTGACCTCATGCGCTACCTGTGCCGCTTGGTCACTCCGGCCGGCGGCTTGGTCCTCGATCCATTCGCCGGCAGCGGCAGTACCGGCCGCGCAGCCATCGCAGAGGGCTTTCAGTTCGTCGGAATCGAGCTGGATCCCGAGTACGCAGCAATTGCCGAGTCACGGTGCCGCGCCGTCCAGCCCGGACTGTCTTTTGGAGACGTAGCTTGAACGCAACCGCATTCCCAACCACCCCGGCGGCCGCCGCTGACGCCTGCGAGGCATCCTCGCCCGTCGCCGCGGTCGTCACCACCATGCGCCGCCTGGGCGCCGCCGGCGCGCCGATCTCGGCCGACCAGGTCCGCGAGTGGAGCGACACCCTGCTGCAGGAGCTGTATTCCCAGCCGCCCGTCCGCTGGGAGTACCGGCACCAGGGCGACTCGCGCCCCGGCTGCTGGATGACCGCGACCCCGGAGCACGTCTATCACGCTCGCGTTCGCCGCTGGGTCGTCCGGGCCCTGTGGGAAACCCCGCGCGTCATCCAGCCCGAACGCGACCACGCGTTCAAGGCCGGCGTGTGCGCCCGCTGCGGCGATCCGGAGGACTGGGCCGGCCCCGACTGCAATCCGCTGGTCAAACCCGTCGACCCGCGCACCCGCCTCCCCATCGATGCCCGAATGCTGATCGAGCCCCTGAAATGGCTGCGCGATGCCGGTCCCTACGTCCTGAACCGCTACGACCGGGAGAAGCGCGCCAGGGAAGCCGCCTTCCTGCTGGAAAAGATCGAAGCCCACATCCTGGAGTGCCAGAAGCCATGACGCAGAAACACATCAGCCATCCCGAAGGCCTGCCGAACTGCGCCGCCGGACACCGCGCGCGCCACATCCACGACCTGCGCGGCCCGGCCGCCGGGGGCGGCCACCTGATCGAGTGCGCATGCAGGGCGACCACCAAGAGCCAGGATCCGGAGAAAGCACTGGCCGAATGGCGTCGCATCAACCGACCGGCCCGCAGCGCGCGCCCGGTGCCCGCGCCGGAAGTCGCCGACAACGTGGTGCAGTTCAACCTCAGCTTGGCCGATCAGCCCGCCGGCAGGAGGAAGGCTGCAGGAGGCGCCCATGGGAGCCGCTGAAAAGCTGGACCTCTCCGGCAAAGACTGGCTCACGGTCGAGGAAGCCGCCCACTACTGCGGCGTCTCCAACAGCCAGTTCAGGAAGAACGCCATGGGCTATGGGCTCACGCCCCGCCGCTTCATGGGAAAGCAGTTGTACGAAAAGGCGGCGCTCTATGCCGCGATTGAGGGTGCAGAGGAATGGCAAAGGTTCGACTCTACTGGCGCGGCAGCAAGGCCTACCTCGACTGGTCGGAAGGCGGCGAGCGCTTTCGCAGGTCCATTGGGGAACCTGACGCCCGTGAGGCGGAGAGAATACGTGCCGCGAAAGAAGCAGAACTGACACATGGGGTCCGGATCCTGGCGCGCCTGCCCAAGGTCCGTGACTACCTGGAGTGGTATCTGGACTGGTACGAGGCCGAGCACCCGACCACGATTTCGAAGGCCAGGAGCGAAGTGAAGCGCTTCATTGAGCGTTTCGGCCACCGGCCGATCGACAGCATCCGAGCGGTCGAGGTGGAACAGTACAAGCGCGCCAGGCTGCTGGACGACAAGTCGGCGAAGGAAACTGTGGGGAAGGAGATTCGACGGCTGAAGGCGGCGTTCAACCGCGGCGTCGAATGGAAAGAGCTGGACGTGAACCCCTTGGCCTCCGTGAAGGCGCCTCGCGGCGTGCGGAGCGTGGCCGTCAAGTTCTATGACCGGGCGGCGATGCGCCGGCTTTATCGGGCGAACCCTGGTCGGGCGCCGCTGTGGCTCTTCATGGCCCACACCGGCCTGCGGCGGGGCGAGATCATCGGCCTGGAAAAGAGCTCAGTCGTGGCCGGCCGCCTCTTGGTAGAAAGCGACCCGGACGAAAGTGGCGAAGGCAGGACAAAGTCGGGTAAGTGGCGGGAGGTTCCCCTCAACCGCTATGCCAGGTGGGCGCTGCGCCACCTCCCGGATCCACTGGTCACGGTGCACAAGGACACCGTGTCGGACTGGTTCAAGAAGGATTCGGAGCTGGCAGGTGTTGGTGGGCACCTACATAGGCTACGCCACACCTTCTGCGCTCACATGGTGATGGCTGGCGTGCCGCTTCGCCGTGTGCAAATTCTTGCTGGACATGCAGACTACGCGACGACTGAAAAGTATTACGCGCATCTCACGCCAGATGGAGATGATCGCGCAGTGTCAAAACTGAAGTTCTGACAGTCAGCGGTAGGACGCACTCGAAGTCCAGACTTCAACGTCCTTGTAGCCGAGAGTAGATAGCAAGCGCTGTATTGCACCCTCGTCCACTGAAGCTCGAGGACCGATCACGACCTCCTTCACAAACGATGGTGCGATAGGCATGTCCATGTAGCAGCTCGGCACCGAGCCACGCATCATGAAGCCAAGTCCGGGCTTCCTACCATCCGGCCAAGCGTTCGGGTGACGCGTAGGAACCAGCTCTACCGTACCGTCTTCTGGGTTCACCGAGACATGATGCACCACCCGAACTTCACGTTCCTCCGAAAATGCGTCGCTCTTAAACGCGACCAAATCGTGCGTCAGGAACCTGGCAGCCAGGGTGAAATCAGCGATCTGAGCGTTCACTACGTCAGTTAGATTGTCCTGAGCGGACCCCGGCTCTCCACTGACACGCCGGCCAATCGCAGCTTTGTCCGGTGTGAAAATCCGCTCGTACATCTCAATGATGTGGTCGACGCCATCCGTGATCCTCTCTGCCTGAGCCTGCCGGTCGTAGCAAACCTCAAGCAGGGAGACGGGCAGCATCTGCAGAGCCTTAGGATCGAACCCGATAGCAAACCCTGCACCATTTTCGGCATAGGCACGCCACTGACTCAGCCTGTCGCCTTCAATCGAGAAGCATGATGCTAGGGTCAATGACTCATAGGAGGCTCGGTGGATTGCGCGCTCCATCACATCCATGAATGCGGTGCCTTCATAGTCTTGGCGCGTTGATAGCTCCTGCTGGAGCGCGTCCATACCCCACTGGCGCTCCATTGAGTCATTCATCTCGCCAATGTCACCAAGCCGCAGACACTTCGACTGAAGAATGGCAAGGAGAGTTGAAGGTGAGCAGTAGTGGTAGATCAGCGCCTCATCCGTGGGGGCGTATGCTGCAAGGTCCTTCAT